ACCCGTTTGCGTCTGATACAGGAGGTGGCATCCCGTGCTGCCTCCCAGCACCCCCGATCCCGCACAGCGCATCAGATGCTGTATATTGAGGAGATGGCGGCTGGAGGGCTGGATCATGGATGACTGGCCAACCAACCAAGAGCGAGCCCAGTTCCTGTTGGAGCAGGCGGACGACATTGAGTGGAACCATCGCGACTATGCCTATGCGGATAACCTGCGGGCGAGAGCGACGCGGTTGCTGGACGATCCAGATCACAAGGAGCCGCCGTTTTGAGCAAGCAGTCTGCATATAACGCGCTGGGCCATTACAGCACTCACCTGCGCACAACCGTCAAAACGCTGGCAGCCAATGGCGTAAACCCGATGGAAATTGTGCGTGAGTGCAAAAGGCTCTACCCAGATTTACGGGTCTTTAGGACACAGCATGTCAGACTAATCTGCCTGCGCAAAGTCGAGCGCAGGGAAACAGCAATCAGACCGATCAGCCTCGCCGGGCCGATCTGGTCAATACCAGAAGGAGTGAAGCATTGGACAACACAGAAGGACGACGGCCAAAGTGGATGAAGAAGCGCAGGGACTTCACAGCAGCGATCAAGGCTGCCGTGCGGGAGCGTAACGATTTCACGTGTGAGTACCCACAGTGTAACACGTATCCAGCCACAGAGGTCGATCACGTGATCCCGGAGGCGCTGGGTGGGTCAAGCACGATCGACAATGCGATGCTGCTCTGCACCGCCTGTCATCGACGCAAGACTGCGCTGGACGTCAAGTTGATCGCTAAGGCGGATCGGCAGGGCGGTCGGTCGGGCCAGTATGCCCGAAGGAAGAAGCGTGGATCGAGCAGCATACCAGCCCGCAAGAACCCGTGGCCGCCTAAAGGAGCGCGGAAGTTGAAGTCTCGATCATTTTGAACAGCCTGATCGGGATGTGCCAGCACATTTCCATATCGTTTTTCTGACCGCGATCAGTGCGCCCGGCCATTGCGACATAGATATCGCGTGGCCGGGTGCGACCCTGCATGATGAACAGACCGAGCCGATCGGTCCAATGCACGAGCAGTCCAGCAGTCTGTTTAATGGACATGAATTGCAGGTTCTGCATCTTGTCCTCATCAATGATGTAGGTGTCGTACGTCGTGCTGGCGATTGTTCGGCACTTCACCTCTAGAAACATAAGATAATTTTCGATCTCGACGATGGCATCGCAGGGGCTTTTACCGCCCGGCACCGCTCGATGCACGGTGACTGGACCAACAGTGCGACGCAGGTGTTCTTCGTACAGCCGGATTGCGCGCTCCTCGCGCTCACGATCCTCTGGTGTTTCGTTAATTGGCATGTTGGTTGGCCTTTATGTTGTTCCAGTGAACGACGGTCCATGCAGCCAGTGCGTAGGTACGTGGTGCGGGAGTGTTCGCGTATTTGAGATAACTGTTCCAGCTGATGCCGAGCTGCCTCGCCATCTCTCGACGGCTGGGCGGCTGTGGCTGCATGCGCTGACGGTACGCCTCAAGCGTGTCGCCATGACTGTCCATTGGTCAAAGTCTCCATTGTGTTGACCAGCAGGTGTAAACCAGATTTGAGCCACGGTCAATCTGACGGCGCCAAATCACTAAATGCATTTTTTTGCAGAAACCCTGTTGACTGTGGTGCAAATATGAACCATATAGGAAGGGTCAGCACAACAGAAGGAGAGCAGACATGACACGAGACGAAGCCCAGCGCCTGATCAATTCATACTGCTGTGACCCCGTCACGGACGAGACGGCAGCTATTGAACGGCTCATGGAGTACGAGCCGACGGAGTTTGATAACACCGATGACGCTGAAACTCAGAACCGACTGGACGATATAATCTACGGGTAATTACCAGCTCACACCCCAATGAACGGGCTAGCCTTTGCGGTTCGTTCGGGGACAACATTAACCCTCTAGCGCCCCGACCGGATCCGTCCGGCGGGGTTTCGGGGTGCCAACACACAGGAGGACATACAATGAAGGTCAAGTTCAAGTTTTCATGGTCTGACAAGCCAGAGGAGATCGAGATCGTAGAGGTTGGCGGGATCGATCCGCAAGATCACCCGCGATACTGCGACGCCTACATCGAGTCAGCGCGAGAGGTTAAAACCGGCCACTGGTGCAACGATGAGGAGCTGGGCGAGATGACTGCCGATGGCGAGTTCATGTATGACGTTCTGGAGGATTGGCTCTCATAACTGGAGCAAACCATGACAACAATCATCAACCGGGCGCGCCAGACGCTCATCCTATCAAGCCTCACCGGCCTTTGGATGTATCTGGTTCACATACACTAACAAGAAGGGCGGTCTTCGGGCCGCTCTTTTTTTGTGCCTTGCCACCCTGCCAATCCTGCCAGCCCGGATGGAATTTCGCAAAAACGATCCGCGATTGACGCACACACCAAATTCATGGATAAATGATCAGTCCTTCTCGCGCTGTTTTTGAGGGACGTTTGGCGCTACCGGTCAGTCATAAACCCCCTTTGGCTGGCCGGTAAAAAACAGATGATGAGGTTATTATGTTTCTGGAAGTTCAAGAGCAAGAGATCGTCACAACGGTCTATCGGGTGGTGGCTGGAGAAAGCGACGTCATCCGCACATACCCAACGAAGGCCGAAGCTGACGCTTTTGCTGCCGGATGGAACCAAGCAGCCGATGAGGCTACGCTCTATGAAGAGCAGCCCGAGCCAGTCGAAGCCGCTGAAGAACCCGAGCAGATCGAGGAACTGGAAGAAGCAGTAGCTGAAACCACTGAACAGCCTGACGACCTCCCCGCCTTCGAACAGGAATACGTCTACCTTTCTGACAGCCCAGCTGATGACGAGGTCACAGAAGACACCGAACCCCTCGTTGAGGCCCTGTAACAATGGGCCATAATAGGCTCACAAAAAAACAGGAAGCGTTCGCTCAGTTCATCGCTGACGGGTTCACCCAATACGAAGCATACCAAAAAGCATATGACGCAGAACAGATGCAAACCGATTCAGTTTATGTCGCGGCAAGCAGACTGATCAATAACGCTAAGGTGGCACTAAGAGTCACGGAGCTCAGAGAAAACCTACAGGAACAGTACCTGTGGACGCGTTCTGCCAGTGTTAGGCGTCTCATGGCAGTGCTGGAAAACGATCCGACAAACAGCGAAGTGGTCAACGCCATCAAAGAGCTGAACAGCATGCACGGTTGGAAGAAGTCAGAGCAGGAGCATGTCGTCACTGGCCAGAACGTCACGATCAGCACGGGTGTGCCCGAGCCCGATGCTGATTGATCTTGGCTACTATCCTCGCCAGTGGCAACTGGAGTGTCACAAGGCACTGAAGCGGTTCAACGTGCTGGCTCTGCATCGCCGCGCAGGCAAGACAGAGCTGGCGCTCATGCAGCTGATCACCGCTGCGCTCAAGAACAATGACGATCGGCCCTTCTACGTCTACGTCGCTCCGTTCCTGAAACAGTCCAAGGCAATCGCGTGGGCTCGTATGAAGGATCGTCTGGCGCCTCTGAAGAACATTGAGGGCGTCTCGTTCAACGAGAGCGAACTGACTGTCACGATCCGGCACAATGGCGCACAGATCCGTGTGTTCGGTGCTGACAACCACGACGCCATGCGTGGACTGCGCATTGACGGCGCCGTGCTGGACGAGGTTGCACAGATGAAGCCCGAGGTTTGGTACGAGATCATCCAGCCAGCCTTATCAGACCGCAAAGGCTGGGCTGTGTTTATCGGTACGCCCAATGGTATCAACCTGTTCAGCGAGCTGTTCTTCAAGGCTCGTGATCTGCCCGAGTGGATGGCGCGTCGCTACACTGTGGACGACACTGATGCTCTGGACTTGGACGAGGTCGATCGTCTGGAGCGTGACATGGCCCCGTCGGCGTTTGCGCGGGAGTATTTGTGCGACTTTGCAGCAGCAGGTGACAATCAGCTGATCAGCCTGTCGGATGTCGAGGCTGCATCCCAGCGCGTGTTGCAACGTCATGAGTATGACTGGAGCCCGAAGATCCTCGGCGTGGACCCGGCGCGGTTTGGTGCAGATCGATCGGTGATCTTCCCCCGGCAGGGATTGAGAGCCAGCACGCCGATC